GCTTCTCGGCCAGCAACATGGTGAAGATCGCCTCCACTATGAAGCCTGACTCAGGCATTGTGGTGGCCGACCACGACAAAGAAAATCCCATGACGGGCACACGAGCAGGTCACGAGGCCGCAAAAAAGATCGGCTGGCCGTACTGGATGAGCGACCAAGTCGGCGAAGACTTCAACGATGCGCACCAACGGCTCGGCCTGCTCAAGGTGGCAATGCCACTGGCGCGGATGGTGGACGGTCTAAGGCTGACTCAAGCCTGACTCACGCCTCCGCTATCGCCTCCGCTATCGGGCGTGGAAACGTTGCCAAGCCCGACTCAAGCGTGACTCAAGCCTGACTCAAGCGTGGCGCGGCGGCGGCCTTTGGCGGGGCTCGGCGGCGGTCGGTGGTCAATGCTGGCGTGCTTCGGCGCGTCCCTGCTCAATGAGGCGGCGTGCTTCGGTGCGGTCGTGCGGGTGCTCTGACTCTAGCATGGCGCGGAGCGTGTCGGCTTGGGTTTTGCCTTTTTCAAATTTATAACCAGCTTGAATGTAGGCGTTTTCTGGGTGCGTCATTGGGCTGCCTTTGCGGTTTGAATTGGGGCGGGTTGCGGGTGCATTAATAGGCCTTTTAGGTAGGCGATTGGGCGTCCTGTCATGTTTGACAATTCGCGGAGGGTGAGGTTTAGATGTGAATCGTAGTAATCGATTATCTGGGCGGGCGTGCTGGCGTAGTCGGGGGTTTTATCTTCGTGCATGGTTTACCTTTCAAGCGTTGCAGCATCCGCAGCAGGGCGCATCTTCGCAGCGTCCGGCCTTGTTGCGGTAATATTCGCGCCCGCTATTTGTCCACAAGTGCGAGCGATACCGGCGGGCTGCGCGGCGAAGATATGCGCCGGCTTGCGCGGCTTCTTCGTGGTTTAACTCTGGGTCAATTAATAACGCGGCGGCGGCGTCTTGGTTTTGTTGGTCGTGCATGTTTTCTCTCGGTTTGGTTGCAAAATCGCAACCCCAAAAAGCCCGCGCGGGGCTTTTCAGGCTTGGATTTTTAAGCGGTTGTAATTGGGATAAACCGGCGATTGTGCCCGCGGGCATGGTCACGAATTACGATATCCCGCGCGGCTTTGCTAGTCCCGCCACAAAGTAAACAACTCGCGCAAGTGGTGCGGCGTCCACCTTCGGCGCTGGCGGGACAGCTAATCTCCCCTGCTTGTTTGTCGTTGGCGGTGGTAACGCGGAAAACCCGCATTCCGTGAAGGTTTGCTAATGCGGCTTGGTCTTGAGTGTCGGCTGAGGCCATAACCAGCGCGCGCCATTGGTCGAAGTCAAAACGCGGGTTTTGCCATTGGTGCGAATAGCCAACATGGGCGGCGGTGTATTTTGTCAACTGTTGCCACAATTCAACGGGCGCGGCTGCGGGGTCGCCATAAGTGCCAAGCCGAAGGCGTTTCCCTGCTAGGGCTTGCGCGATTGTCTCGCGGTCGGCTTTTGCATATCGGCCGCGTTTATAGGCCTTGTAAACCTGAAAAACGCTTTTACCCGTGTTCACATAGCAAGGGGCTGCACCTGATTCGCGGGCTAGGCTTGGGCGGTGCTCACATTGTCCACAAATACTAATATCCTGCCCATTTGCCTGAGCGGTCACTGGGTCGATATCGGCGCGAATAATGAAAGACTGCACTAAGTCGCCCGTCTTTTCGTTTTTGCTGGCGCTGGTGATTTTGTTAATGATGACGACAACGGGGCGCCCGTCTATTTGGCTGCGGCCTTCAAAGGCAATATATCCAAGCGGTTTTTTCATGGTTAGATTTTCTCTAGTTGTGATTCGAACATTTCGACAATCTCAAAACCTAAGTTTTTAATGTGTCGCACCGTTTGACGCGTGAGCGTCTTTGTGCCGGCGATGGCTGCAAAGCTTCGCGCGTTTGAGTCGGCGGGGTAGATAACGGGCATGCCATATACACGGCGCACCGATACGGTCACGGTTTTGGCTTGCGTGGTCATTGGGCAGCCTTCTCTTTGAAAATATCTTTTATCGCGCATTCGAATTGCGCGCGCGTCCCTTCGATTAGGTCTGCAACTTGGCCGAGCGGGAAATTTTCGACAATTTCCCAAAGTTCTAAGCCTTCTTGCGTCCAGCCTTCGGGCGTGTCTTTCATGGCGGCGATTATTTCGTGGTAATCACGGTTTGCGGGGTAGTCGCAAAGCCAGTGGTCTAGCGCGAATCGTTCGGAGTGTTTCATTGTGTTTGCTCCTTTGCCCATTTGAGGGCGTCATTCCACATGCAAAGCGCGTCCATGATGCTTGTGTATTCGCTTGAATAATCCAAATCTTCACCATTAACCCATTGTTCGACAAATTTGCGTACTTGCGTTGGGTGTACGTCTGCCACATTGTTGGCATAGGCTTCGCAAAATGCGTCTTGCTCTGCTGGTGTCATTTTGAATGCTCCTCTACTGATTCGATTTGCCAGCAGTCTTGCGCGGCTGGTTCAAATTGTCCGCCATCCATGTCGTGCGCGAGTTCTTCGGCTTGTTCTTGGTTTTCGGCTTCAATGAAGACGGCGCAATAGGTCGAGAATGAGGCGATTACTTTGAATTTTTTCATTGTGCGGCCTTTCTTGCGCTAACGCGCACCGTAAAAAACGGTGCGCCCGTGGTTGTATGCGCGGCGATTAATTGGCGGCTCGCTCCCAGCTTCTCGGCGATTGCCTGCCAGTCGGTTGCGGTGCGGCTGCTGCTGGTTACGGTGACCTGGTGTAAAGTGCCTTCAATAGCTGGGCGGTCGCTGGCGATTAAAAAAGCTTTGTAGATACCTTCGCGCTGCGTCAAATCAGATATACGGGCTTTTATCTGGGCGAGCTCGTCAACGGCGGCGGCGAGTTCTTCGGTTGTCATTGTTGGGTTTGTCATTTTGGGGTTCTCTCTTTCGGTTGGTTGGGTTAATCGTTCAGGTGTTTATTAATAATCGGTTCGAGGTCGGCGCGGAGCGCGTGAAAATTTGAATCTGTTAACGCTGCCAAAAAAGCGGCGGTGATTGCGTGGCCGTCCCAGCGCACGGCGCGGGCTAGTTGTTCGCCTAAATCGGCGGGTTCGAATAGCGAAGCGGTGCGGTTGTCGTTGTTGTCGGTCATTGTTTACCTTTCAGGTGTTAAGGGCAAAAAACAAAGCGGCTGAAAGTGCAAAGCAAAGCAGCGCCAGTACTTCTAAGAATTCTTGCGTGGTCATGGTTGAGCATCCAAAAAGCTTTGCAGTTCTACCAGTAGGCTAAAAACATGGTTTTCTAGTTCTTCTTCCGTCCATTCCATGTCTTTGCATTCTTCGAAGTCTTTCGATTCGTCCTGCCACATGTAATCGATTAGCTTTTGGAGTGTTTCGCGGTTAACAGTTGCGGTTGTCATTGGTTGTCCTTTCAAAGCCCCGAAGGGCTGCAGGTTTAGAAATATTGGCGGGGTTGATAGAAGTAGTCTGCAAGGCTTGCATATTTTGGGAGAGTTGAATTTCCCGTATCAGTAAACATCAGTTCAATATCCGAAACAATGTCATGTTCCACCGTGTAGATGCTTTCGATATTGCTGATACATTCTTCGATTGCATACTGAGCGCTGCAGCCTTCACCTTGCGCGATTTCTGAGCCCATGTAGATAGCTGTTACTTGCATGTTTTCCTCTTTCGGTTGGTAGCTTGCCCTTGTGGCCTGCTTGGTGTCGATACTAGCACAGTTCTAGCAGATATTTGCAATTATTTGCACATAAATATAAGAGATAACCCTAGGTTTTGTCGCATAGGTGACAATTCCGCTTTTGTTCCGCTAGAATCGCGGCGGGTTTACATCAATTCTGGCCGTATTTGTGGCCATACATAGCGAAGCGAAACAGTCATGAAGTCACCAACACGCAAAGAGATAAGAGAAGCATTGAACACCGTCCCAATGGATGCACTACTAGGCGTTCAAGGACAACTAACGCACAAGCAAAAGACATTTGCCCGTTTAGTTGCCCAAGGCAATACGGCTGCACACAGCTACCGCATGAGCTACGACACCAACGGAAACCCAGTAACTACAGGCAACGAAGGGCACAAGCTAAAGCACAACCCCAAAATTGCCGCTGAAATCGAAGCCTACAAGCTGGCAAATGAAGCGGCTGCATATCAAACCCCAGCGCAATTAAGAGCCCTAGTTATTCATTCTCTCGTGCAGACCGTGATCGACCCAGATGTAAAAGCCGCGACAAAAGTTGCTGCAGCTAAAGTTCTTGGCACAGTTACCGAGGTGGCAGCGTTTACAGAACGGCGAGAAGTCCGAACAATCAAAACCAGCGAAGACGCAAAGACCGAACTACTCTCCAAGCTGCGCGGCCTAATGATGCAGGGAGCGACTGACGCCGAAGTTAAGGACGTTGATTCGCTCATCAGAGAGATTCGCGCCGATAGTGGCAACGACTCCAGCAACGAGGCCACCCCTGAAAATGTGGCAGACGCCGAGCGCGACCCCCATACCCCCGAATCAGGGGCAAAGGAGTCCCATGGATCCATACATACTATGTCACACACTCACACACCAGAAAAATCCACCCCCTCAATTTTTCCCGCCAGCCTCGAATCCGAGCTCATGGAAACACCCCCCGGTAGTAAAACTTAATCAAACACCCCCGGGGTATATATTTTGAAAAATGAGAACTTATGGGAGGCGCGTGGAAACGTTTACACGCGATTACAGATAAATCGGAAGATGGCAACAAGAAAAAAGTTGACGTTTGAAGAATGCTTGGAGAGAGATATGAGCCCGGCGCAGAGGGAAGTTTTTTTAATTGTTGATGAATGGTGGAAGAAGTGGGGGCATAGCCCTACGCTTAGGCAGATTGCGGATATCCGTGGGAAGACGGGTATTGGGAATACGAAAGAGATTGTGGATAGGTTGGTGAAGCTCGGGGTTCTAAAGCGTTTAGAACGAAAACGAAGCATTCGGCCGGTCTATATAAATTTTAGGAATATAGAATGAGTGATGTTACGCCTGAAGCATTGAAAGAGCTGATTTCAAAATTGGATCCGGCGATGTATGACTCATTGCTGGATGAAGTGGAGACGTATCAGTCGGCGCTGGTGAGGGAGAAGGCTCAAAAAAATTTCATGGAATATGTGAAGTTGATGTGGCCGGGGTTTATTCATGGGCGGCATCATGCTCTGATGGCAAAAAAATTCGAGGCTATCGCCGAAGGCACATTGAAGCGCGTGATCATTAATATGCCGCCGCGCCATACAAAGTCGGAGTTTGCTTCGTACCTTTTTCCAAGCTGGTTCCTTGGCAAATTTCCACA